TCATCTGCTCTTATGGAGTATTCCCAAGTGGAGCAGCAGAGAATCCTTTTAGCGTTGGAAGAAGGAGCAACCCCTCCAACCCCACGTATCAAGAGAGGACTTGAGAAGGTGATGGAAGTCTTCAATACATGGGAGCCTATCGTAGAAGGATATGCTGGTTTCCCTGTAGAAAGAGATCATATCGATAAGAAGAAGCGAGAGCACGACAAGGATAGAAACATTGGACGTGTTGTACGTGACTTCGTTATCACTGGTAAGAAAGCTGACGGACGCTACATTGTTGTCGGCAAAAAAGGAGAGAAAACTGCTAAAGCACCAGAAGATATGGGCTTGACTGCTGTTAAAGAAGGTGTAGGTATCGATATAGAGATACTTCATCAACAGATGTTAACTGAAGCAAAGAAAGCCAAGAAGGTGAAGAGATGGTGGGATGATGACGGAGATGGCAAGGGCTATGAGAAGCATGAAGTCAAAAAAGAATCCGTAACAGACCCAGATCTTATAAATAAACTACGTGCCTCTGGTATATTCACCGAAGAGGAGCTTAAAAAGATAGCGGAGACTGACTATGAGTAATCCCAATGGGAAGTCTGCACAGGATAGCTATCTGAAAACCAAAAAGAAGGGTAACGTCACAGTTAACCCAAAGAAGGAGGATCTAATGTCCGAATTGTATTCAAAGAATTTAAAATCTGCACTTCAAGAGATAAAAGAGAAGGCAGTTACAGCAGCAAATACAACAAAGCAAAAAGAAAAAGTCAAAGGTCAAGAGAAGGTACAGCCTGCTACACCATGTGCTGAAACCAAGGAACCTATTGATGATAGTGCTACTAGAGCAGAGATACAGGAGCGAATGCGTCAGCGTTTACTTCAGTTAACTCAAGAGCATGACAGTAAGTATATGATTGACCCTAAGTAAGGTTATATATAGAGTAACCTACTCATAGTTGATCATGATTAACTTTTTAATGCCTATCGCTATTAGCATAATAAACAAGGCTATCGATAGAATCCCAGAAGATCTGGACTCAGTAATAAAAGATTTTGTTATTAAGATACTTAAGAAGGCAGCTGCCAAGACAGACAACAAAGTGGATGACGAGCTAGTCGCTGCTGTTGCTAAGGCACTGCTTGAATCTTAGTGCTTATAAATAAATTATAGGAAAAATTATTCTCAGAGGAGAAACACATGGCAGTCTTTGGTACAATAGACGCTGCTACGTTTGGCAATACTGTTGCTGTCACAAATGGTGATGCTACTGTTACCAAGAATGCAGCTGATAGTGTTAACGTAGGAGATATCTTAGTATTAGATAGCGTTAACTATCTCGTAAGAGAGGTAACAAGCACAACATCAATCGAATTACATAAAGTATATGCAGGGAGTACCGCAGGATCCCTTGCAGGTGCTGTCAGACGTACTGCTCCTAAAGCAGTCGCTGAATATGTAGTTAAGGGTGGTGACAGTGTAAGTTACGACCTAGTATTTGTTGATACTACAGAGCAATCAATCGCATCAAACAAGACACGTGGAATCACTGGTCCTGGTTGGTGGCAGTATCGCACATACCAGTCACACAATGGTGACACTAAGCATAAGGCAGAATACATAGCACCTGCAAAGGCAGCTGCTGGATCTTCTGGAGACTTCACTGATGATACAGTGGTAGCAGATGTATTAGAAGTCATCACAGTTGGTACACAACCTGCAAACTCTACTTCTTCTAGTGGAGCTGGAACATTCGTTGCTGCTGCAACAGTGGATCAGTCAGGTACCATCACATACAAGTGGCAACGTCAAACAGCAAGTGCTACTACTCGTTGGGTAGACATCACTGCTTCACTTGATACAGGTGTCACATATGCAGACTTCACTACAGCAACACTTGCTTACAGTAGTCTTGGCGATGATTCACTAGATGGATACAAGTATCGTTGCGTGTTTAACACAAGCAAGGGTGCAGCAACCAAGAGAACAAACGGAGCTGCCACAATTACATTCGGTAGTTAATTAAATTATAATTTGTAATGCATTTTGAATCACTTAATGAAAAAAACTATTTGATGTTCGCTATTAAACACTACAATAACCCTCAGTCGGTTACTGTAGATGACTTCATGGAGGATATGAAGAAGTTTAAGTACCTTAAGAGACTGCTCAAGAGGTACTTAAAGACTGGCATCCTCCGAGTCAATTTGATATTGAATCATTTGATAATTCTTTTTAATGTGTTTAATGATGCGACCATACCTTTACTAATGTATAAGTTAGAGAAAGAGTATTGGTCTCTTATTAAAACCTTTCTCATCTACTTGAATAGATACCCTGAAAACCCAGCGTTTCTAAGAGATGTAGATATAGACGAAGACGTAGAGTCTCTCCTTAAAGATATATGATTAATGAAGATGCCCCAACAATGAGTGCTGGTAACGGTGGATTCTCTGGATCTGCTGCTGCCACTGGTCCTGTTGCGGGTTTCGATCCACTGCTAGGTAGTGGTAAGGTGAAGAAGCGTAAGTATAAAAGGAAAGAAGTAAAGGAGGATGCCTCCGACAGGTATGGTAAGTCAAACTACCTGCCTTTTTTAATATCTTATGATGGTGCAGAAGCATATGTATTATATGGTAAGTCACCAGCAGAGATTAAGATACAACTAAGAAAGATTTACAGACCAGAGAATCATAGTAAGATAAAAGTCAAAAGATTATATCCTAATGAAGTCATTCAGTGGTACTGGAAGAAGAGACAACAGGCACTAACAGACCAATGAGTGAGACAACTAACACTGCAATACTGGAGAGACTGGAGAAAGTAGTCACCACTCTACAGGACAACTCTATTAAGATGGGTGAGTTGCTTGCTGTACATAATGAGAAATTAGACAAACAGGATCAGATAGATGGGATACTCTTTGAAAAATTGGAGAGTCTTCATAAAGACCTCAATAGAGAAACAGAACTTATTAAAGCAGGTTGTGAGAGGGACATCAGAAAGGTTGATGAACGCCTACGCACAATGGAAAAGAAAATGTGGTCTATTTTTGGTGCTCTTTCTATTATATCTTTCCTCGTTAGCATACCAGGCCAATCTATATTAAGAAACTTGACAAGACCAGAACAACCTGCTACACTAAGTCCATCACAATATGATACTGCATGGACTACGTTGAGGACAAGTACATCCGTTTCCTCAATACCAGACTAGACAAGTTTAAAAACGTAAAGACAGGACTATACAACTTCCGTTGTCCCTACTGTGGTGATTCACAAAAACATCGCAACAAGGCTCGGGGGTATTTTTTTCTGAAGAAGTCTGAGTATATTTTCAAATGCCACAACTGTGGCATGGGAAGGTCTCTTGGTAACTTCTTAAAAGATCACGCACCTGATCTATATGACCAGTTTATTCTGGAAAAATATAGGTCAGGTGCTACTGGTAAGGGGAGGTATACTCCTAATTTCAAACCTAAATCTGCTAAGCCTAACTTTGTTAGCAAGGCTATAGATTTGGAATCCATCGCTGATCTAAATAGAAAACATGCAGCAAGAGAATACTTAGAGTCACGACAAATCCCACAGGAAAAGTTATCCTCTTTGTACTATACTGAAAGGTTTAAAACTTGGATTAATTCTAAGAAACCTGGTACTTTTCAAAGTCTTCAGAATGATAGAGGACGTATCATAATTCCTTTGACAGATAAGGAAGGCAAGTGGTTTGGTGTGCAAGGTAGATCCCTTCTACCTAACGCAACGATGAGGTATATAACTATCATCTTTGATGAGGATAAACAAAAAGTATTTGGACTTAATCATGTTAAAGAAGACAAACCAATCTACATCGTGGAAGGACCGATTGACTCGCTCTTCCTGGATAATTCCGTTGCGATGGTTGGGAGCGACTTTGATCCTAGGTCGCATCATTGGAGCGATTATATTTGGGTTTATGATAACGAACCTCGTAACCGACAAATCGTCGAGCGAATCTCCAACTCAATCGATAGAGGAGATAAAGTAGTCATATGGCCATCAAACGTGACAAAGAAAGACATTAATGATATGATATTGATTGGGTTAGATCCCCAGAAGATCATAGAAACCAATACCTATAGTGGTATACAAGCAAAAATAAAACTAACCGAATGGAAACGAGTATGACAGAGATCAGGGTAAAGAAACGTAATGGTAGAAGTGATGAAAACTTAAGACTAGAAAAGATACACAAGATTGTAGAGTATGCATGTGAAGGTCTTGCAGGTGTATCTGAATCCCAGATTGAAATGAATGCTAACTTTCAATTCTATGATGGTATTGCTACACAAGATATCCATGAGATATTAATAAGGTCTGCTAATGATCTGATCTCTCTTGACAATCCTAACTACCAGTATGTTGCAGCAAGACTGTTACTATATGGTCTAAGGAAGGGTGTCTATGGAGGACATCCAGACTACCGTCCATTCACTCACGACCATGTAAAGAATTGTGTTGAGAAAGGTGTCTATGATGAGACTATCTTAGATGCATACAGTGAGGAAGAGTGGGTCACTATGGATAGTTACATAGTGGATGACAGAGATAATCTATTTACCTATGCAGGTCTCCGTCAGGTGGTAGATAAATATTTGGTACAAGATAGGAGTAGTGGAGAGATATTTGAGACACCGCAACAAATGTATATAATGATTGCGGCTACTCTCTTTCAACGTTATCCTACAGACACCAGACTTTCCTACGTTAAGAAATACTATGACGCAATCAGCAAGCACAAAGTCAACATCCCAACACCAGTCATGGCAGGGGTCAGAACACCCATTCGTCAATTTGCATCTTGTGTTTTGGTTGATGCTGATGACACCCTCGATAGTATCTTTAGCAGTGATATGGCTATTGGCAAATACGTCGCACAACGTGCTGGTATCGGTATTAACGCAGGAAGGATCCGTGGCATCAACAGTAAGATCCGTGGAGGAGAAGTTCAACACACAGGTGTTGTCCCCTTCCTTAAGAAGTTTGAATCAACTGTCAGATGTTGCACTCAAAACGGGGTCCGAGGCGGCTCAGCAACTGTCCACTTCCCTATCTGGCATAAGGAAATTCAAGACATCATTGTTCTCAAAAACAACAAGGGGACAGAAGACAACAGAGTAAGAAAGTTAGACTACAGTATACAAATATCCAAATTATTTTATGAGAGATTCATTCGCAATGAGAATATTAGTTTATTCAGTCCTCACGATGTCCCTGGTCTCTATGATAGCTTTGGTAGTGGGTCTTTCGACGACCTCTACACCAAATACGAACGGCAGAGCGAGATTCCAAGAATATCTGTACCTTCGCAAGAACTCATCCTCGATTTATTAAAGGAGAGAGCAGAGACAGGTCGTATATACATCATGAATATCGATCACTGTAATGATCATTCATCCTTTAAGGATCCGATATACATGAGTAACCTCTGTCAGGAGATCACTCTACCCACAGATCCTATTCATCATATAGATGATGAGGATGCTGAGATAGCATTGTGTATACTATCTGCTATCAATGTAGGTAAGATTAATAAGTTAGAAGACATGGAAGAGTTGTGTGACCTCTCTGTCCGTGCATTAGAAGAGTTGATTGACTATCAGAGATACCCTGTGGCAGCAGCAGAAAGGTCTACAAGGGCACGTAGGTCATTGGGAATAGGTTTCATTGGTTTAGCACATTATTTTGCTAAGAATGGTGTGAAGTATGATGACCCTGCCTGTTGGCAACTGACTCATGAATTGACTGAGGCATTCCAATACTATCTACTCAAAGCATCTAATCAATTAGCAGTTGAAAGAGGTCCATGTGATGCATATGAAAGGACAAAGTATCACGATGGGATACTACCAATTGATACATATAAGAAGGACGTAGATTCAATAGTAACACAGGAATTAAAGTATGATTGGGATGGTCTTAGGTATGATATCGCCACCTACGGTCTTAGGCACTCAACACTGTCCGCACAGATGCCTTCGGAGAGCAGTTCCGTTGTGTCAAATGCAACCAATGGAATCGAACCACCTAGAGACTACTTGTCCATTAAAAAATCAAAGAAGGGACCTCTTAAGCAGATTGTACCATCCTACCAGTCATTAAAGAATAATTACACACTACTATGGGATATGCCATCCAACGAGGGTTACATCAATGTCGTAGCAGTGATGCAGAAGTTCTTTGATCAAGCAATCAGTGGTAACTGGGCATATAATCCAGAGAATTATCCTGATGGTGAGGTACCAGTAAGTGTGATGGCAAACGATCTTCTTACCACATATAAAATGGGATGGAAGACATCTTACTACCAGAATACATATGATGGTAAGAAGGAAGAAGAACCAGCACATTCAATAGGATGGCATGAGGGTCAGTATCCTTTAGAAGATCTAAGTGAAGGTAGAGGAGAGGGTAATGATATCAATAAACTTATTGATGACCTAATGAATGCAGACGAATCGGAGTGTGATGGTTGTTATGTTTAGTAAAGAGTTGAAAGAGGGAACTAAGAAGTCCCATAACGCAGCAGAGAATACTAAGTTTGTATCACAATTTCTCAAGGGAGTATTAAATCCTGATGAGTATGTAAAGTTATTGACTGACTTCTGGTACGTGTATAGCACGATGGAAGAGTGTGTCAGTTCATCAACTGACCCCAAGGTTAAGAATTTACAGCGATGGTCTGCTATACTGAACCGCACATCCTTCATTGAACGAGACTTGAGATACTTCAAGGGTCCAATGTGGAGGAATGATCTGCATCCTTCTGAAGCATGTAACACATACTGTTACAGAATTCGTGAGGTAGCAGAGCAAGATCCATACTTATTAATAGCACACCACTACACACGTTACATAGGTGACCTGTCTGGTGGACAGATACTAAAAGGCATTGCTCAGAAGGCACTTCAACCACCAGTGGGTGAAGGTCTACACTTCTATGACTTCCCCAGTATTGAGGACTCTAAGGCATGGAAGACTGAGTATCGCACAGTATTGGACGGTTTAAATTTTGATGAGCATCAAAAGAATGCTCTTATTACTGAAGCAAACTATGCTTTCCGTCTAAACATGTATGTGTTTGATGAGTTGCAGTCTACAGATCCTTATCCTGTAGTGACTGCACTATGGAGAATATTAAAAAACACTATCCGAGGTTCTAAATGACACAACTTCCACAGGAAGATGATCCTCATGCATGGCGACTAGAATATCTGGAGATGAAAGTCCTCAGTAAACAACAACGAGAATTACTTGAGTATGGACCTAAGAGTCTGTCTCAATCATGGTTACTCGGTGCTATGCATAATGATTACAAAAGGAAGAAGGGGATTAAGGATCCACCAGTAGGTAAGGGAACTCCAAGCAACATAACAGAGGCATTGAAGAGATGGGATTAAGTGTATTCAACTGCGAAAAGGTAGACACCAAGAAGCAACCAATGTTTTTTGGTAAACCTCTAGGAATGCAGAGGTATGATGAATACAAGTATCCTGACTTCGACAAGTTAACTCAGACACAACTGGGTTACTTCTGGAGACCCGAAGAGGTATCCCTTCAGAAAGATAGAGCTGATTACAAGACTCTATCTGAACAACAAAAGCATATCTATACTTCAAATCTGAAGTATCAAATACTCCTAGACTCTGTGCAAGGACGTGGTCCTGGCATGGCATTTTCACCTTACTGTAGTCTTCCAGAATTGGAAGGGTGCATGGGTGTCTGGGAATTCATGGAGCAGATCCACTCTCGCTCCTACACTCACATAATAAAAAATGTATACTCTGATCCATCGGATGTATTCGATGCAGTATTAGATGATGATAAGATCATGGCTCGTGCAGAGTCAGTGACTAAAGCATACAATGATTTCATTGAGTATGCTGGTCAGTATGCTAGTGGTAACCTATGGGCTAAAGATGCCAGGTCATCACCAAGTCATCAGTGGACAATAAAAGATCTTAAACGTCAATTATACAGGGCAATATTAAATGTTAACATCTTAGAAGGCATTCGTTTCTACGTCTCCTTTGCTTGCTCCTTTGCTTTCGGTGAGTTAAAACTCATGGAAGGTAGTGCTAAGATCATCTCACTCATAGCAAGAGATGAGTCACAGCACCTTGCACTTACTCAGAAAATAATCTATAAGTGGAGGAAGGGTGATGATCCTATGATACAGGAGATTCATGAGGAAGAAAAGGATAATGTTATCCAAATGTTTAGGGATGCAGTTGAAGAAGAGAAGGACTGGGCTAACTACCTATTCTCTCAAGGTCCTATGATTGGTCTTAATGAAAGATTACTTTGTCAATATGTTGAGTGGGTTGCTAATAGAAGAATGAAAGCAATAGGTATAGATCCCATCTATGATATAGCCGCCAAGAACAATCCATTGCCTTGGACGGAGCACTGGCTAAATAGTAAAGGTCAACAAAATGCTCCTCAAGAAACTGAGATTGAGTCCTATATCGTTGGAGGGATTAAACAAGATGTCGAATCTAATACCTTTAGTGGATTTAAGCTCTAACCTCTGGCGAAAGGTTAGGGATCGATGGTTTGGAAAATTGAATGAGAAGAAGGACTCAGCAGGAGAAAGTGATTTCCTCGCTGAAAGACCAGAGAACTGGTATAAAGGACCACTTATATTTCCTAAAATCTTTGAAGAGGGATTTGAAAAGGAAACCGCACAACCTTATAGGACAAAAAAGGTTGGACTCTATAATGAAGAATGGTCTGACTGATGATAAGAAATGTAACAAGTAATACATTTTTATTGCATAAATAGTTAGGGTATGATAACATACCTATACGTTCATCCCAGAAGGGACGCAAGTAAGCCGACACGGAACGGACATCGTTCATCTCAATGGAATTCCTAATTGCCACCGCCTTAAGTTGTGCAGATATATCAGAAATGGTAGATCGAATCAACAAAAACACAACGGTATCTGGTGCTGAAAAGCAGGAGATAGTTGACATCTACAAGGTTCACCTAGTAGAGGCAACAGGTTTGGAATGTAATTGGGACGCAAATGCCGACTGAAGGAACGGGTTTTATCCACCCTAACTTCGGAGAAAGCCAATGGCACAAGTTACTTACAGAGGTGTCAAGTACGACACTGACCGAGTACAACCTTCTAACAAGAAGGAAGTATCCCTCACATACAGAGGGGTCAAGCTTGTTAAACAGTTACAAGCAGTTTAATAAATAGTGGGGAGTTAACGCTCCCCATTTTTTATGAACTTATGAAGATAGATACCCAAGGGATGAGTGGTCCTGCTGACCCTAACTATAAAGGGAAACCTTTAGCAGAGCAGCAAGAGAACCTTCCCAAAGCAATCATCACACCTAGAAGATTATTTACTGAGAGTTATGTTAAGGAGATGAAGATCCTTATCAATGAAGTGTTGGATGAAAGACAATACCGAAAGGAATTGTCACAAGCGGTTGACAACCCCACACCTCCTCGAATATCATACTTTGATGTAGATCATTTTAAACATAGAATTGATGAACCAGAACCTCCCTACGAAGCGTAAACGCATCGGTGTTATGTGCTCTGGTAAGGGCACCAACTTTGAAAACATCGTTACCTCATGCAATAGGCACGAAGTTGTGCTTATGATACATGATAAAGAAAAGTGTGGAGCAGCAAAGAGAGCAGAGAAGTGGGGAATTCCACACGTAAGAATTAAGCACGACAGAGAAGACGAGATGATTGCACTCTTCCAGTCATGGAGAGTAGATCTAATAGTCTTAGCGGGGTACATGAGAATACTGAAGAGACCTTCAGACTTTCACTGCCCCATTATTAATGTACACCCATCACTGCTACCAAAGTATAAAGGATTACACGCAGTTGAAAGAGCCCTAGATAGTAATGATACCATAACAGGATGTACTGTACACTATGTGAATGAAGAGTTAGATGGTGGAGATATAATAGCTCAGAATAAAGTAGATATACTACCTGATGATACTGTTGACACACTGACCAGACGCATTCAACTACAAGAGTATGCACTGTTACCTTATGTGATTGAACATTATGAAACCCCAGTCAGCAAAAGCGAAAGGAAGACTCTTTCAGCAGTGGGTGCGAGACATGCTTATAGAGGAGAGGAATATACATCCAGAGGACATCGAGTCGAGATCGATGGGGGCGGGTGGAGAAGACTTGATTATGGCTCGTGATGCTAGACAAAAGTTTCCTTTTAGTATAGAATGTAAGAACCAAGAGAAGTTAAATGTATATGATGCTTATGCTCAGGCAGAAGCAAACTCAGGAGACCACGAGCCTATCCTGTTTATGAAAAAGAATCGTAAGAAAGCTCTTGCTGTTGTTGATGCCGAGTGGTTTATAAAAAATTATGGCAGTCCATAGTATGTTTGAAGTCCCTATCGTTCACTACGAGATAGCGAATTGGGATTTGAATAAGAAGAAGATATTAGATGCACTCCCACCAGAGTGTGAAGAGCATGCAGATGCTCAGGACAATGGATTGTTCACAGATTTCTTTGTGAATGCTAAGGAAGGATCAACTGATCTACCTGAGTATGGAGAGACAATAATCAGTGTGATTAAACCATACCTTGCTGACTTCTCTAGTCAGAGGAGGGTAGAGTTTACTGACATGTGGTACCAAAAGTATTACAAAGGGGTACAACATCAGGTGCACACTCATGGGCACAGTGGATGGTCCTGTGTAATGTATGTGGAGTTTGATCCACAGGTTCATGAACCTACTCAATTCTATTCACCATTTAAGAATCCTTGGAATGGTAACCTAGAGACCTTCCAACCTCCTGTAAATGAGGGAGACATGGTAATCTTTCCTGCAACTGTAATGCATGAGGCACCTGCAAATAGATCAGAGAAGAGAAGGACTATAGTATCATTTAATATCAGAGGTCATGTAGATGTAGTGAAGTATAAGTTATGGGAAGGTGATCCTATCAGGGTGGTGTCCTCATGACATTCAATTTATTCCCTGTGCCTGTAGAGTATATTCCTAACGCAGTAACAGACTTAGAGATCTTTTACTTGCAGAAAAAGATTAAAGAAATTAAGCACATACATCATCAATCTATTAAGGGTAATGGTTTCAGCACTCATAATCCTCATGAGACATATCCATTACTCAGTCAGGACATACACATTAAACTACAGTCCTATCTTGATGAGTATAATAATAAGGTAGGCAACGTCCCTAGTCTTATAACATATACTTGGTCTAACATACAGCACAGGGATAGTATACTTAAGGAGCACTGTCATCCACAGTCTCTTGTATCGGGTGCTCTCTATATAAATGTAGATGATAAGCAAAAGATATATTTCCATAACCCTAACCCATATGTTTACTCCTCACCTAGAGAGAAGATCACTCCATATAATATGGAGCATCAATTTATTAAGGTTAATAAGGGAGACCTACTATTGTTTCCAAGTTGGTTGAGACATGGTAAGGATGATGAGGTAAACAATATGGATGATAGAACAGTAATTAGTTTTAATGCGACATGAGTATACCCGAAGAGTTTACAGTTTATAAAGAGTTACTTTGTAAGAAGGGCACAGACTTTGTATGGGGTAGACAGATACCTGACGAGGTATGCGATCACCTCATAGAATTTTGGGAAAACCAAAAATTCTTACGTGTCCAACCAGGACAGGTGTATGCTCAAGGTGATGTTACTACTAACCATGAGCTCAAAGAGTCTATGGATTGTATAATACCTCATCAGGTAGCAATGCCTCACATCCAAGACTACCTTACTGAATTGCAGGGAGTGTTGGAGGACTATATAAAAGAGTTTCCTTTCTGTAATACTTCTAGGTTTCAAATCGTTGAACCTTTGAGTATGCAATGGTATCCTAAAGGTGGTGGGTTTAAAGAGTGGCATACCGAGAGGTTGAATGCTCTACCTGGTACTGCCTTTAGACACCTAGTCTTTATGACATACCTTAATGATGTACCCGATGGTGGTACAGAATGGTATCATCAAGACCTTTACGTACCAGCAAAAAAAGGTTATACTGTTATATGGCCTGCTGATTGGACTCATTTCCATCGTGGAAGAGTTAGTCACACGTCAGAAAAGCAAATCATAACTGGTTGGTTTGCTTATGTCTGAGGAAGTACTATGAAAGACCAAGGGGCAATCCCAAAAGAGGGACAGGATGAATGTTTTAATCGAGCACTCGATATCTTCATTGAATCTGTCCATAAACCTGACGATTCACTACGCTCTTGTGCACACAACCAAAAGTGCTATAATGAACTGATGTGGATTCGAGATGACATTATCGATCACTTAAACACACTACGGAGAAAGTAAATGACTTGTGGATTACATGGAAAATTAGATACTGCTATCACAGCAGTAAAGGAAGCACTAACAGCAGCACTGGACGGTGACTTCACGGATAAAGACTTAGAGGATATCCTCTCAGCATATAATACTCTTAAGTCTGTTAACAAAGGACTAGGGCATCATGATACAGGTATCACATTCACACCTGACTCTACGTTAGAAGATGCAATAACATTCAATGATGATATCAATATTGATACAAGCAATGCGACATACGCAGCAGGACCAGTAAATTTTGACCTCGCATCCTATGGGAATGATGTCATAACTTTTGGTGATGACATTAATAACGATTCCTAATGGAGGTGTAGGTATCAACACCTAGTGGGCTTGACGGAATTTTATCTTTGCTATATAATTATGTAACGTTACTTAACATAAGTTAACACGATGACACAATCAGTGGCAAAACGGTACACAACTACCGAATCAGGTGGAAGGCAAAACATCTTCCCAACTGAACCAAGAATCGAAGTCGATTACGACGCAGACTATTGGAAAAATGCTGAGTTACTCAATGGTCGCCTTGCGATGATTGGACTAGTAGCAGCAGTAATCAACTACTCCATCTTTGGATGGATCATACCTGGATTTGCGTAGTCGAACGCAGGTCTCTTTAAATTTCTACCCCTAACAATCTAAGAAAAATGACACCAGAAGCAGAAAAGTTTAACGGATGGGCAGCCATGATTGGTTTTGTCGCAGCAATAGGTGCTTACGTTACCACAGGACAAATCATTCCTGGAATCTTCTAAAGTATAAATACTTATTCACAAAAGTTAACAATACAAATGAGCGACTTTACAGCCGCAACAGACAGTATATCACCACTAGTAGCACTCCTCTGGGTATTTTATCCGATGGGTGCTTTAGTCGTAGTTGAACTACTTCTCCGTGCCATCAACAATGATGATGACGACGATAGAGATGGTGGTAAAATGATACCAGCAACATTACCTACTTAATACTATGCCTTTTATAGTTTTTGGTTGCGTCTTAGCCGCAACTGCATTCACTGACTTATCTTGGATGGTAATCCAATGATCTTCCTAGCAAAACCATCCGTGTATACCTTACCAGGTACATGGGAGAAGCAACCTTTGATTGAACCTGGTCTTGCTATACCTATAATAATTGGAGTAATTGTTATAGGACTACTAGGTTATGGAATTTACATGACATTCGGTAAAGGTAAGGAAGGACTCAGAGATGAGATCGATGAGCATTCTAAGATGCATGAGCTAGGCATAGCACATGGTCATAAACCTAAGAAGACATGAAACTTCGTCTCCCACGAAAGAAATTATGGTTAGCTGCCTTGAAACTTCAAAGGTGGCCTGTCAAGTGGTGGGATGAGAAGGTGGAAGAGAGAAGAAATAAAGAAAAGATTCGTAAAGAAAAAGTAGCGAGACTTTATCCTAAAAAATGACTTTTATTATAGCAGTAATGTCCTTTGCAAACTTTGTATTCTATCCTCTAGTGATAGGCACAATCATTGCAGTAATTATTGAGCAAATCTTTAGAGCAACAGGTAACCAAGATGACCCTAACGCAGTACGAAATGTTATACTCTCTATGGGAATTAGAAAGTACCTTTATCGCCAAGCATGGCTCTTTAATATTATTTGGTTTGTCGGCTATGCGATCCTTTTATTTGTAGTAAGACCAGGGCAGGGAATGCCTGATATGATATGGCAGGGTTAGAAACAACATTAATAACAATTCCTCAAGGGTGGCATCCCCTTCTAGAGCTTGCTCTTATAATTACTATTGGAGTAACGTTCGGATGAGTCGTGTACCGTTTAGAGCAATGTATCAAGGAGGAGTGGATCCCCTTGCAAAAATACAGGAACCTTAGTAGAATGAAAGCTGACTTTCTCATGAGCATCAGTAAGATGATGAAGAGAGAGGAAATATTATTGAGAATGGTTGATGAAACTAATCAGATTCACTAGTGGTGAGACTTATACTCCTTTCGCAGCTGCGTGGGAGTATTTCTTTTGTGAAGATGATCTTAAGATACCCCTAGAAGAATTAAAGAAAGAGATATTAGATAAAGAGAAGGGTATAATAGATCAGTATGAGTTTGAGGATGACTGGGGTACCAAACTAGGTTCCAAGAGTCTTACTGCTAGATCAAATAAATATAATCTACTCAACTTTGATAGTGCTTTACCATTAAAGATTGCTATCAAGAAGACACATGATAAATTTATCACAGAGTTGGGTGCACCTGAGATACCTCCAATATATGTCCAGTGTTGGGCTAATGTTATGAGAGAGGGTGATCAGATAGCAGTCCACTCACATGGTAAGGATCCATATGGATACCTGAGTGGTCATGTGTGTGTCCAAGTTACTGATACTAATACAAACTATTATAATCCTTATGGTGGAGACCCTTGGTCATCATCTAACAGTGCAGGTAAGATCACACTCTTCCCTAGTTGGGTTAGTCATGGTACTGATAAGGTAGTGGACAATAAAGAAAGGGTCACAATAGCATTTGACATACTAACTGAAGATGGTTACAATAAGATTGTAAAAGATGACATGAAGGAGCACTGGGTTAAGGTATGAATGAAGACTATCGAATGGAGCAGAGACTAAACGAGAGGAAGATCTGTTTAGGATGCTTCGCTTCAAAACATATACCTATAACATCAGAGGTCTACCAATTTTCACACGACTTTGTAGAGAGTGGTCAACTTGATAAGTATATACCTACCAGAGAAGACCCATTACAAGACGAAGTTAATAAGTATGGTGGAGATTATTTCCAGATGGCATGCCAAGCAATACTAGAAGGGTGGGAGGAGCATAAGAAACGCTTCCCCAATAGAGTATGAAAGTTATAGTACCTAAAAACTATGGTTGGATAGAGCATAAACTATATGAGCAGGAGTTTGATCATGTTAAGAGTTGTATTGATATACCATCAGAGTCTAGGATATCTCTTGCAGGTAATATAAAGGAGAGTATTCTTCTACAAGATAAGGACAATTGGTTCTTTAATAATACTATTGTCCCATTAATTCAGACTTATACCCAAGAGTTTGGTAACCTAGGTAATAATATACCTCTTAACCAACACCATCCATATCGTATGAGTGATTGGTGGGTTAACTATCAGAAGCAACATGAGTTTAATCCATTACATTTTCACACTGGCATCTTTAGTTTTGTGATATGGATTAAGATACCTATTGATTGGGAAGAGCAGAATAAAGATAACCCAAGCAACATGCCATCTAAATCATCCTTTAAGTTTGTTTATACAGATAACCTAGGAGAAATTAGATACTATGACTACAACCTAGATGCTAAGGCAGAGGGTGTGATGTTATTCTTCCCAAGTAAACTAAATCATATAGTATATCCTTTCTACAACTGTGAGGAGGAGAGAGTAAGTGTCTCAGGTAACATCGGAGTTGATACCACTATTAAATTATGATCACAGATTTATTCCCGACTAAAATATATGAGGCCAAGATCTCAAACTATGACATCATACAGGATGAGTTTGAGACTGTAGAGAAGGGTATCAACTGGCAAAACCTATGGGATACTCATTTTATATCTGATCCAAATTTTGAAGAGAATATATTACCTTATCATTTCTCACGAGAGTTAAGGAATCATTTATACAATTACACAGGGAGTGATGGTTGGAGTCAACAAGCATCTTGGATGGCATGTCTGGAACCAGGACACTATGCTCATGCACATCATCATGGACATGCAGATCTATCTGGTGTATACTATTACAAGACTACAGGAGATGATGGAGATCTATTCTTCCAGACACCTAACCTAGCATCAACTACTAGTGTATGGTCTAACCAACCACATACTATCTCAATGAAACCAGAGCAAGGCAAGATAATATTATTTCCAGGTTACTTAATGCATGGTATACGTACCAATACAACACCACATACACGACTGAGTGTATCATTTAATATGAGGTTTGATAGATGAAGATTGTTATTGTAGGTGGAGGTACTGCTGCATGGATGGCAGCAGCAGCACTCGCTAAGACATTCCCAGAGTATGATATCACCTTGGTAAAGGGTGGTGATCCTATTGGGGTGGGTGAATCTACAACACCACACATCAATCAATACCTAAAGTATATGGGTATAGATGACAAGACATTCCTTACAGCAGCGAGAGCAACATACAAATCTACTAGTAGGTTTGAAAACTTTACTGAGTTAGGTCATGTCTTCCACTATCCTAATGGTCAAGCACCTGCTTTGAATCTAACTGATGCTACATTCCATGACTGGATGTGTGCAAAGGCATTCGGTCAGGATCCACCTCCATTTGCTGATGTCTTTATGCCATTCGTAACGGTGGCAGAAGAGAAGAAGATGCCATTAAATAACTCGTTGCTTATTCCATATGATTTATCTAAAGACAGATCGTTTCACATCGACGGAAGTAAATTCTCTGCCTATCTACAAGAAACTTTTTGTAGTAATGTTAGAGTGGTCGATAGTCAGGTTAAGTCAGTTGGTTATGACGGACAAAGAATATCAGGTGTCTTTCTGGAGAGAGGGCCGTACGATCTCAGGGCACCGTCAATTGATGCAGATCTCTATCTCGACTGTACTGGGCAAGCATCTACACTAGGTGGTGCTATGACTAGTTGGATGCCATTTGAATCTATTCCAACAGACACTGCTATCGTAAGGAAGAGAGATTATATTGATAAAGATAAGGAGATGGTACCATACACCAACGCAAGGGGTATGAGTAGTGGATGGCAGTGGACTATCCCAACGTGGGAATATATTTCAGAGGGATATGTATTCTCTAGTAAGTTTCAGACTGAAGAGGAAGCAAAGAAAGAGTTTGGTGAAGGTAAAGTAATTAAGTTTAGAAATGGTAGACAGAAGGAAGCATGGGTAGGTAACTGTGTGATGATTGGTCTAGCATATAGTTTCATTGAACCATTAGAATCTACCTCATTATTCTCAGCACATCATGGTATCCTTGCTCTTGTTGATAGTTTGAAGGAGGAACCTGGTATCAATCAGTTTATGAGAGATAGATTCAATCACAATATGAATGAGCACTGTGATGGATGGAAAGAGTTTGTTGAAGCACACTATTATTATTCTCGTAGGATAGACACACCATTCTGGGAGCATGTGACACAGAATACAAGGTATGAACTTCAAGGTGCTCACGATCTAGTCCAGTTTCACATGGTAGGGGGTGATCCAGTTCAACATGAGGCACACCCCATACTTTACATTTTGGGCGGAGCAGGGTATACTAGTGTTAGGAGGAGATCATATCAGTACTTCAACTACCCATCAGTACCCTCTAGTAAGGTTGACGGATGGAAACATCTTTACAATAAGAGAAAGAAGTTAGCTGAGTCTCTACCTACAATGTATAAATATCTAAAAGAAAACTACTTCTCATGAACATCCTGCCAGAAATCTTTGACAAGCAAGCTAGGTTTAAACCTTGGTTGTGGGAGAAGTATGGCGATACTTTTGACGATGAAAAGAATCGTCAGAAGACTAAAGAAAAGGAAGCAGAGTTGAAGTATAAAAAAGATCGTATGATGCACGGTAAGAAGAAGACTGGGCACTCAAAAGATTCTCCAACCTACAAACAGTTTGTTGCTAAAGCAAAGGAGACAGGACTGAAGAGAGGAGAGGTCAAGAGATACGATAAAGATAAAAAGAAATGGATCTCTAATAAAAAGTAATGTATATCATCTTCCTCATCTGTAGTTGCTACTTATTCTATCAAGCATTTAGATTGATGTCGATGGGATGGAAAACAGCAAGTGAAGTTGCAGGACCAGTTAGGGTAGAAGAGAAGAAGAAACAGATCACTAGACCTCCTCACCCAGAGATGGCAGATGTGAAACATGGTGATGAACTTCTTGTTGTTAATTTCAAGAGAGAAGTACCAAAAGACCCATTGCTTAAGGCATTGGATGAAAGAATATATAATGGGCAAGAGATCGACGACCCTTGGGACGACGATGAAGATGATGGAGATGGTGACGTACCAGCACTACTAAAACCTAGAGTATAATGGAAAGAGAACCTTGGGAATCACCTTTAGATGATGAAGAATGGTCTACTTCACAAGAGAGTGGAGACATTCTATTCGATGATGAACCTGTATTAAAACTAGACTTTCACGACTACAAAGGATGACTTACTTCGCACCAGACAAAGTACCTTACGATGAATGGTTTGATCCTGATTACAAATACGAACCACACCCTTATGATAATTGGCCCATGGCAAAAGATAAAGACAAAGAATTAGAAGAAGAGGAAACTATACACGAGAAAATGTATAAGATTGCTACCTCTAAGTATAATCCCTTCGCAGTAGGTGGGTCAGAAGAGTGGCACGATTCTAAGCCAGGTTGATAACTGGCACACACAGCTTGACAAGAAACAAAACTTCATATATAGTAATAGTGTCTTCATTTTAAGACATTCATCTTACTCCTGACCAGGACTAAACGGAGATATCAGTCCTTATTATACCGTTCACTTTAACGTTCTATTAATTAGATGACAACTCTAACTCGTAAAGAGCAAGGATTGCTGTCAGGATGGACCGAGTTTTGTGAGTGGGTTACAAGTACAAACAACCGCATTTATGTTGGTTGGTTTGGAGTTCTTATGATTCCTTGCTTGTTAGCTGCTGCTACTTGCTTCATCGTGGCATTTATTGCTGCTCCTCCCGTAGATATCGACGGGATTCGTGAACCAGTTGCTGGTTCATTCTTATATGGTAACAACATCATCTCTGGTGCTGTCGTTCCATCTTCCAACGCTATTGGATTACATTTCTACCCTATATGGGAAGCTGCCACACTAGATGAGTGGTTGTATAATGGTGGTCCTTATCAGTTGGTTATCTTCCACTTCCTTATTGGAATCTCTGCCTACATGGGTAGACAGTGGGAGTTATCATATCGTTTAGGTATGAGACCTTGGATCTGTGTTGCATATTCTGCACCAGTATCTGCTGCGTTTGCTGTATTCTTAGTCTATCCATTCGGACAGGGGTCATTCTCTGACGGAATGCCACTAGGTATATCAGGTACATTCAACTTCATGTTTGTATTCCAAGCAGAGCACAACATATTAATGCACCCCTTCCATATGGCAGGTGTAGCAGGTATGTTTGGTGGGTCACTCTTTAGTGCTATGCACGGTTCTCTTGTTACTTCTTCTCTAATCAGAGAGACAACAGAAACTGAGTCACAGAACTATGGTTACAAATTTGGTCAAGAAACAGAGACCTACAACATCGTTGCTGCTCATGGATACTTCGGTAGATTAATCTTCCAGTATGCATCATTCAACAACTCAAGAAGTTTACACTTCTTCCTTGCTGTATTCCCTGTGGTCTGTGTATGGTTAACCTCTATGGGTATCTGTACAATGGCATTCAACCTTAATGGATTTAACTTCAACCAAAGTGTCGTAGATGCTAACGGTAAAGTTGTTCCTACATGGGGTGACGTGCTTAACAGAGCAAACTTAGGTATGGAAGTAATGCACGAGCGTAATGCTCATAACTTCCCACTTGATTTAGCATCTGCTGAGTCAACTGAAGTTGCATTAACCGCACCTAGTGTTGGCTAATTCCTATACATATGTTATAGTTGGAGGGTCTAACGACCCTCTTTTTTTATATGAAAGTAGCAATCATCGGAAAAGGATTAGCAGGTATACTAACTGCAATGGCATGGAAAGCACACGTCCCTTCCTCCGAGATAGAAATTTATTACGACCCCGATGCACCTATTGAACCTGTAGGGTCGGGGTCATGGCCTAATCTGTTAGATCTTATCACACAGTTTGAAGAGAGATCACCAGAGTCTTGGTCATCTATTGGTCCTATGTTGTATAATAATTGGCGAGATGCCAAGTGGGATCAAACAGTTAAGACAGGTATAAGTTACAGTGGATGGGGTGGTAAGGATTGGTTCCATGACTTCGGTATTAACAGAGTGGCAATGCACTTTGATCCTAAGATGTTTTGTGATGACATGTCACAATACTTTAAGTGCATCCCTAAGAAGGTAGGATATAATATTGATGCTGATTACATCTATGATTGTGGAGGGTCACCCTTCAGTGGAAGGGAGTGTTCAAGTGAGTCATGGGATCGTTATACACTGCTGCAAAATCCCCTCAACAGAGTACTACTGGCCGAAACTGACCCATATACTAGAGTCTATTGCACCACTGATAATGTTGCCACTAAAGATGGTTGGTGTTTTGTTATCCCACTACAGAGTAGGACATCAATGGGATATCTTTTCAACAGTGACATCACAACTGATGAAGAGGCACTAGAGAATTTTCATGAGCAGTTTGGTGAAGCAAAGGTAACTGGTTGGAGATCATTCCATAACTATTGTGCAAAGAATCCTGTCATGGATGGTAGGATCTTTATGAATGGAAACAAATACTTCTTTATTGAACCACTAGAAGCAACAAGTATTACAGGATATATGGTGTGGATTGAGAGAACCTTGCGTTATATTATGCAAGGTGCTAGTATACAAGAGATGGTTGCAGATAATCAGCGAGACATCTGTGAGAATGCTAACTTCCTTCTCTATCATTATGCACATGGATCTAAGTATGACACACCCTTCTGGGACTATGCTAAGAGTCTTTGGAAACCTACTGATACTTGGAATAATATATTAAAGGATGCAAAGCAAGGTAACTGGAAGCATAGGGTGCAAGGCACAGCATATAATTACAGTTACTTTAGTTTCTTATCAGTCATTGCTACCTACTGCAACATGGAAACACAACAAGACTTCAAGTCTTTATTAAGGAATAATTGGTAATGATTCATTCAATAGCATTAATTTTAATCGTAGTTTTATCAGTAACTATAATAGTATTAAAGGTATACAACCCTCACTAAATAAAGTGTAGGTGTATGTAATGCATGGCTGGCGAAACCATAAGAGATATAGTAGAGAGGTGTTACTCAACACCGAGTGGGATACTGGCAGCGAATCCATTAGACCAGTTAAATCCTAGTGTACCTACTTCTGGATCGTCAGGTAATGTTGTACCTCCTGTCAATCCTGGTGATGCAATAAGAAATATAGTTGGGAGATGTTACAGTGTCCCAGTTTATAACCTACCTAACGTATTGGATGAACAGAATCCAATACCAGTACAGATCCCTCCTACGGTACCACCCGACCCTAAACCTGGTGATGTCATAAGAAGGATAGTTGAGAGATGTTACTCTACTCCACCAGAATTACCACAAATAATAGATCCACCAACACCCCCTGATATTGGATGGGGTTGGGAGTTACCTCCTTGGGGACCGTGGATGCACAGAGAGTTTGGATGGCTCCCTCCAATAAAAATAACACTTCATCCACCATACAAAGGTGGGTCAGCAATCATAGTCAAGACTGGACCTGAAGACCAGTGTGATAAGGTTAGGAAGTTATTAGAATTAAATTTACTCAGAGCATTAAAAGATTACAGTGAACCTGGATTCCCTTCACCTGGATGGTGGGAGCACATAGAAACTGGTGAGAAATATTATTGTGATTTAGATCAGGGATTACCTGGTGACCCATTCAAAACTTGTGTTAGGAATGCATTAGACTGTCTCTTTAGACCTTACCTTGGTGGTCAATGGGAACCACCCAAGGCAAACTGTGATGCTTACTGGCCTAATGGATGGAGTGGTAACCAGACTGAGGTATGTGTAGAGAATTGTTATCCAGATAGGATACCAATCTATGAATCAACCATGTCCACAGGGACATTAGCATTCTCATTTGATGGGTCGGGTAATCTAGTTGCTACTGGTAGTGGTACTGCTGTTGCGGTACTAAAACTACAGTGGAATGATAACCCCAACACATATAATGTTGCCATCAATAATATTCAGATGGGAGGACAGCAGTGGACAAGGACAGGTAGATCTGGTGAAGAGATTCATACACTTAATATTACTGGTGCTGGTACCACATCTATCACTATGAATGGTAACTCTGGTGGGTTTACTATCGTTGATAACAACACCAGAATATGCATGAAGGATCTGGATGGTAATGATTGTAATGCTAACTTCAGTATCGTATCTATTAACACTGGTTCTGACCATGCATACGATCCTAATGGTGCCAAGTCAGGTTACACTTTAACTAATTCTAAACCAGCATTCTATATCCTTGCACAACCTATAGAAAATGTAACTGTCCCACTGTTTAGATTCTACTCAACAACACAGCAAGATACATTCTTAACTACTAACCCAGGTCAACCTGATACTGCTGGTGCAGGTGAGAGAGCAACCATGAATGCTTCAGGTATGGCAGGTGGTGAAGTCTTAGGACATGTATTCCCAACTGCTAGTGCAATGAGAAGTTATCTACATGATGATGAGCAAGCAGAGGCACTCCATAGATTCTGGAGTACTAGTCCTTTCGATCACAAGTATACTATTGATGGTGAGATAGTAGGTGGTAACCCTCAGAAGATACCTAAGAGGTGGTGCTATCGTATACCTATAGAATCTAAGGCAGACCTTAACATCTCTATGGATGTTGAGAAAGGAGGAGCAGGATATGATAATGCACTTGGATTCTACCTAGCAGATGCTACTGGTCCTAAGTATGGACGCATCGTTGTAACTAGTGCTAGGAATGGTACCAATCTATACAACGCATGGATGACCAGTCTAAAACTCAACGAGTATGCTGGAGGGACGATGGGATTTTTCCTCATCCCTAATGGTGGTGGCCAGAATTCACTCAGCATCATGCAAGAGGTAACATTCAGTCCACTTAACTCTCCTTACTCAGGTGGTTTCAGTGCAGTAGGTATCAATACAGCACAGAATAATTACTGTCTCTTCAGTGATAAGACATGGAATCCTATGCAGAAGGATCAAACTAAGTGGCAAGGAAAGAACAATCAATTCTGGGAAGACCTTATCGCTGGTGACGATGACTATGATGATCTAAGACTATGGCACAGGTTAGGGTGGACGTATGGTGGTTACACCTACGAGGGTATCCAATGCTATTTGTATGAGGGTGCTGCACCAGAGAAGGTGATGAGAAAGATAGACCCTACTACAAAATGCGATGCTAGAATATTAAAGGCCAGCTTTAAGGATGTAATTATGAGACGCATGGACTGTGGTAACAAAGTCCCTGCTGTCTTTGGTAACGATGTGGAATGGGAGTGTGGCACATGTAATGGTGAATACTCAGTCAAATTAAATACCAACCAGAGTATTAAAGCAGCAGTCGGTGGTACCTTTAGGTTTGTATCTATGGGTGGTATTAATGGTGGTCTCTTCGGAGCATGTATGAAATTTACTGTGGAGATGAGGAAGAAGGACAAGGATGATGTTGTTACAACTCTATTCAATAAACAGTTTGAAGCACAGTATTGGCCTGCAATAGGTAGAGACTTATACGATCAGGATATTATTTTAGAACCAACTGATGAGTTAACCTTTGAGGTAGTAAGTATTGATACAGGTGCAGTTACAGGTGACATATCACTAGAGGCAGCACTCTATGCTCTTGACACTACTATGTTTGAGGGTGCATTCAAGATCATGCTTGGCACTCAGTCACATGACAGTGTGATAGCAGCTCAAACAGGTAACCCAACACTTAACCCAATTACTAAAGAGGGTGGACTGATAGAAGGATTTGCATTCTCATATAATCCTACCAACAGACTAGAGTTTGAGTGGGAAGCAGGTAGTAAACTGTCTGAGACATGGAGTGAGGACAACGTGCCTGATCCAGGAGATCCATACACATATGTCTGGGCAAATAATATACCAGTGGCAATGCATGGATCACTCCAAGCAAACCCAGAGATACCAGGACAGAGTAGGATCATAGGTAACACTGCGATGCCTACATTACCTGGTGCTTACATAGACACAGGATATCTTTATGATGTTGAGTCTAACTATTTCTCTGCTACAGTACTAGAGTCTTATAACTATAGGAATCTCTCAGGAGTATACAATCACCTTGTTGAGGACTATCTCTTCACTAGGTTTGAAACTCTGAGTGGTACCAATATATCACAGGGATACAGAGACATCCTCAGTGAAGCAGCCCCCACCACGTTTGCAAGAGGAAGCAAACCGTGGTATACTATTGGTGCTAACTCTGTTGGCAGTCATTACCTCACTGTGGTGAATAATATATGGGATGGTGCAGCACAAGCACCACAAAGAGATACATACTTCTCTCCTATCACATTCATACAGGACTACACCCTTGATAACTATCATGGTACAGGTGGTGGTAACTATGCTGACGCTGCTAAGATACGTGTAGGTATCACATTCTACCCAGTTATCTTTGATCAGACTACCTCATCTAAACAGGTACACTACTGGCAAGCAATGATACATGTCATTGATGTTATAGATCAGGGTAAAGGATACACTAAAGGGTCAGAGTTTGTGTTAACATGGCCTCCGATGAGAGATAGAGCGAGTGAGGATCCCTCACAGACACCATACTATCCTGATCAGGAAGCAGGTTTCTCATTCCCATTAGGTAAACAACTAGCATGGTGGGAGAATGAAGACCTAGTAAGAAGAAGTCTTAAGGAAGCCTTCTATCAAGAGTCACACAATAAAGACTCAGTTGTATGGTATTCAGGTACCGACAAAGCAAAATTCAGAGTTAGATTTAAAGTAACTCTCACACAATGTACAGATCCACCTTAAATTATGGCAGGTTTTAATCCAAGAGAGGTCAATGCAGAAAGATCTCTAGAGAAATCATCAAAAGAGTTAAGGACTCTTAAGAAGGTCATCGAAAAGTATAAGGATGATCCGAAGGGTAAGAAGAAGATGCTCAAACAGATGCAGAAGTACTGGAGGAGTCCTCTAGCAGAGGTAAGGTCTCTCGACTACAAACCGAAGGGACCTAACTGGACACCGCCTAAAGATCTTGAGGCAAATCTGGAGGCAATGGCCGAATATGTTGACCCACGTAAGGAATGTGATGAAACCGAGATAAATAACAGTTCGTTAACACCTGACCAAGAACAGGAGTTACGTGCTAAACTGTCCAAAACAAACAAAACCGATGATTAATCTGGAGGAGAAGTATGGGTCTTACATAGGAAGCAGTAAGACTTTTAAAATTGATGGAGTAAGAGAACCAGTAACAGGGTATGGATACCACTGTGATGGGTCAGATATAAAAGGTTACTGGGTTAACACTCGTAACTATAAATTATTCTACAATTTGAATGAACAATTCATTAAGATGGTACCATTAAATGACGTGGAATATACAGAACCTATTTCCAAAGCCCCTAGCATCGTCGAAGATTAATCCAGAGGTCTGTGACATTCTTACTGAGATGTTACAGGACTATGATTTCTCAGAGGATGAGGGTGGACTGAGTGCTGTTACTGTTAATAAGCATGTCTTACAAAACAAAACAGCAGTCCACGACTACCTTTATAGGAAGGTGCGACAGGTTATATGTGAGTTAGGATATCATTGTGATGTCCAGATCACTACCTCTTGGTTTACTGCTACACTTAGTGGTGGGTCAGCAGATGAGCATGCACATTGCAACTCTTGGTT